TAGAAGCAGATGACGTTAGTATCGTTATAGAAGTAAATTCAAAGTTTATGGGAATAGATAGGGAAAATCCAAGACTAGAAGTAACCATAACAAATATATAATGTATATACAATTTTTTCCAATCTACGGTTTTAATATCGGTATAAATTATTGGGATACCGACATGAGTGAGGATCATTTAGAAGGTGAACCTAAGGAGTACTTAATTCAATTTATGTTTGGTATAATCGGAATATCTTTTCACTGGTGGTAGAATTGATAGATAGACTTGCAGAAAAGCACGAAGCATGGGTTCATATGGCTATGTCATTTGGCGTAACTGAAGAATCAGCAAACGAAATAGTTCAGGAGATGTACATACGAGTGACTAAGTATGTGGATGATCCAGAAAGAATTATGTATAACGAAAAGGAACTCAACAATTACTATATATATGTAACAATGAGAAATCTATTCCTTTCTAACTTCCATAAAGGTAAAAAACGAAATCACTACTCAACAGAAGATATTAATGATGAACTGATTAATTTTAGTAATGTATCCGATGTTAGTGATGAATACGAAGATTCTTTTGACGCACTAATAAACAAGATTGAAGATGTGGTTGACTCTTGGTATTGGTATGACAAGAAGCTGTGGAATATACACTTTAAGAACAAAATGAGTATGAGACGTATATCAAGGGAAACTAGAATAAGTTTAAGTTCAATATTTAATACCCTTTCAAATGGCAAGAAAAAAATCAGAGAAAACTCCAAAGAAGAGTACGAAAAATACAAACAATCAAAAGATGAAACAGACGGGGCTTGGTGACACTGTAGAAAAAGTATTTCAGGCTACAGGTATAGATAAGGCTGCTAAGTGGTTATTGGGTGAGGATTGCGGTTGTAGTGATCGTAGAGAGATTTTAAATTCTATGTTCCCTTACCAGAAACCTAACTGCTTAACAAAGGAAGAGCATGAGTACTTAACTGAATACTTTAATGCAAAACTAAACAAGATAGATTCTAATATGCAAAAAAAGCTAGTTAAGATATACAATAGAGTATTTAATGATACTCAAAAGACTACTGGCTGTAGCACGTGTTTCATAAACAATATACATAAAAAACTAGAACGAGTATTTAAAGAATATAAGGATGAATAGTGATTATAGATGGACTACTACAACAACAGAAGACTCTAAGCAGGTTAATATAGAGACGGATATTATTGTTCAGGAGGTTAAACAGATGTATGAGGAGCGTAGTCAAGTAGGCATAGCTAAGTATGGAACAACCTTAGAGCATAGTACTCAAGACACGTTAGAGTTCATTCAGCATCTACAAGAGGAGCTTATGGATGCTACATTGTATTTACAGAAGATCAAACACTTAATAAATAAATAGATTATGGCAATCAAATTACAACCAAAGAAGTACGAGGAAAAGAAAGATTTCAATCGCAGATGTATGAATAACGCTGCAATGATGGGTGATTATAAAGATCGAGACGAACGTTTCACAGTGTGTCAAGCACTATGGTCTAATAATTTTAGCCCTAAAAAATAAGTCAATAGCTTTGTTAATAACATTTTTATAGTTACATTTGTTTCAAACAAAGTAATTATGAAAAGTATTTTAAAGTTAATAATCAACTCTCCTAGACTGTTGGTTCTATCAGTACTACTGGTTTTATTCTTTTTATTTGAAGGAGTTATGTTAGGTGTTTACTATTTAATAGAGACACCATTTCATCACTTATTGAGATTTTTAGAACGATCTATTCGTTACTTCATTAAAGAATTATCGTAATGGGAGCATCAAAGAGACTTTACAGTAAGTGGCTTGAAGGACAAGCATTAGGAGAAGAAGCAAGGGCAGAGCTTCATTGGATGGAACAGGAATTCTACTGCAGATATCCTGATAAAAACAAAGACAATGATAAACGATAACCATGATAATGCCTTAAAAGAAAAATACGATTCCGACAAGGATAAGTATTTAGGGTGGCACAGAATGAATGGAGATATACTTCCGTTAATGAATCCAAAATATATAACTAAAAAAGATCTTTGGTAATGATAATAACATTCGATAACAAGGTATGGTCTCAAGAGGATATTCTAAAAGAGATGGAGAACGATGAATTTTACTATAAATATCTTGGCAAGAATGCACTGTCAAGTAGTATAGTTACAAAGCTACTGGAGTCTCCTAGAGCGTACGAGATGTCTTTACTTCCTAGTACCAAGAGTACATCCGCATTAGACTTTGGTTGGTTATTTCATACTGCAATACTAGAGCCAGACGTTTACGAGGATCAAATATTTGTAGATGTTGCCAGTAAAAATACTAAGGCATTTAAGGACGCTAAGCAGGAGTTTGGAAGGGTGTTTACTAAAGCAGATAGGTGGAAGGTTGAACGTTTGGCAGATGCATTCTACAACAACTCTAGAGCTGTGGAACTACTCAAGGACACTAGACAAGAAGTATCTGGTATTGGAGATATAAACGGAATACCATTCAGAGGTAAAGCTGACATACTAGGAAATGGATATGTCGCTGATATTAAGACAACTACAGGAATTACTGGGTTCAAGTACTCTGCTGATAAATGGAACTATGATGGACAATGTTATATTTACTGTCAATTGTTTGATGTAAAACCAGAAGACTTTTGGTTTATTGCTATAGACAAGGAGACTTATACTGTAGGTATATTCAATGCCAGTCAAGACTTTTATGAAAGAGGCAAAGCTAAGGTTGAAAAGGCTATAGCAACCTACAAGAAATACTTCTTAAATAAAGAGCAAGATGTAGGGGAATACTTTATAGAAGGAATGCTATAGATATGTTATACTACACTAAGTCTGAATGTTATACAGATACACTTTTATCTCTAAGATTAGGAATAGTTTCAGAGGAGGATTTAAGGTATGTCTTAGAGTATTATAAGGATATAGAACACTATGAGTGTTGTGCAGGTGTGGTAGACGCTTATGTTGAGTTTAAAAGAGAAAAGAAACAAACAATAGAAGATGAGGAAAATTGAATTTGAAATGGCTCTATCAATTAGGGTTAAGCTGCTCAAGAGTGTAGTACAAAATGTACTAAAAAGAGATGTGAGTGAAGTTGGGAGGGAGGCTTCTTTAGTAGAGGCTCGTTTTATATATTTCCACATACTAAGAGATAGGGAGAAGATGACCTATGAATCTATAGGTAGATCTGTATTGATGAATCACGCTTCTGTCCTTCATGGATACAACAGAACTAAGCAATGGATGATTGTTGATCTAGAATTTAGAAAGAAATATCTAGAGGTTCTATCGTGTTATTTATCTGCTTTGTATGATTCAGATGAAAGTAAAAGATTAGAAGCTGAGGTAGTAAAAATAAACGAAACATTAAATCGTAAGCTGCAGGACTCTTTAGACAAGGTTAATAAACCTATGAGGGTTGAAGGTGGTGCTTATGATAGAATGCATGAAATAATAGATAGTGTGCCAGATGATAAGGCGGAGAACCTCTTAGAGCGTTTAGAAGCTATATATAGTATGATGAAAAAGGATTTAACTAGAAAAAGGATTTAGTATGTTTTATATATTTGGATGTATGATGCTAGTCATGATGTTGTTAATTGAATAGTATGGAAGAAGATAAATCTAAGAAACCAGATGGTCGTAAGAACAATGGAGCTGTTAAGGGAGTGTCTAGGGGTCAAGGTAGACCTAAAAAGATAAACAACAAAGACACAGATAAACTAACTTTAGCGGCACTAAAAAAGGTTTTTGGTAGTGAAGATAAGATGTGGGTGGAAGTTGCTAAGATGGCTAAAGATGGCTCTTCAAAGCACTGGGACTACATTATGAACTACAGGTACGGAAAGCCTAAGGAGATGCAGCAGATAAGTATAGATACAAAAGTAAATATACCAGTGATTGAGTTCGCTAGACCTAAAGAAGAAATAATAGATATAACACCAGAAGATGAAAGAATCGATCTTGCTAAAAATGAAGAGTGATATACAGAAACTACAGCAAGTAGTTGTAGTGGCACTCCATAAAATCGAAAAGTTAGAAGCTAAAGACGTAGAAGTAATAGAGCCAGAAGATATAGATGGTTAGTAATAGCAGGTGGAAATACTCGTTCAAAGAAGGGAGAAAGGCTGAACAGGTCTTTAGTGATTTGATGATTGAGCGAGGTGCTACCTGTGTTAAAAGTAGTAAGCATGATGATATACATAAACATATAGATTTTTATGTTGATGGTCATGGTGTAGATGTAAAAGGCAATAGGCATTTAGACTGCATCTGGTTAGAGCTTGTAAATGTGAGGGGTAAAAGAGGATGGTTGAATGGTGAAGCTGATTATGTAGTTTTTGATATAAAGGAACTAGGTGCATTTTGTTTTTTCTATAGAGAGGACTTATTGGAGGCTGTTCGTGGAATACATAAGATTGCCAAGAGTAAAGGAGAATTCTATAAATTATATACTAGGGAAGGTAGGTTAGATGTTTTAGTCAAGGTTCATTACGACTATATAAAGCATCTTGAATTATCAAGAGTCCCTTATGATGGATAGCAATAGTAAAGGTGCATATGCTGAGTATATGTTTGCCTGTGAGTGTTTAAAGAATGGTTACTTTCCTTCGTTTCCGATATTAGATTCATCGATATATGATGTGATTGTAGATGTTGGAGGTAAGATGGTTAAGGTACAGGTTAAGTATAGTGCTAAAAAACCTACAGATCAGCCTTCAGTATCAGTAGCCCTAATGAATGGAAATAGAAAAGAATATACAATAGATTTAGTAGATTACTTTGCCGTCTATAGTGAATACTTTGGCGGTTTCTTTATTATAAGAAATACTGGAAATATGCAGTCAGTAAGGCTAAATTCAGTAGAGGGATCAAAGTATGCTTGCGAATTTAATAACTTTAGCTTCAATGAATAAGATAGAACTACATGATAAGTATCAACCACTATTCAATTCAAAGAGTAGATACTTTGTAATAACAGGAGGTAGAGGTTCAGGTAAATCCTTCGCAGTAACAATATTCTTGGCACTATTGACTTATGCCGAAAATAATAGAACCCTATTCACACGATACACGATGAGTTCAGCGGGTATGTCTATTATACCAGAATTCTTAGAGAAACTAGGTTTGATGGGTGTTGAAAGTAATTTCGAGATAACTAAGGTTGATATAAAGAATAGATCTACAGATAGCTCTATATACTTCAGTGGTATAAAGACTGCATCAGGAGACCAGACTGCAAAGCTAAAGTCTATTAGTGGGGTTAATACATTTGTACTTGATGAGGCAGAGGAGCTGTTAGACGAGGAGAACTTTGATAAGATAGATTTCTCTATACGATCTAAAGAGGCAGACAATAGATGCTTATTAGTACTAAACCCAACTACAAAGGAGCATTGGATATATCAAAGGTTCTTTCAGAATAGAGGCATTCCAGATGGATTCAATGGCACTGTAGGAGACGTAACCTATATCCATACAACTTACCTAGACAACATTGAGAATCTATCGCATTCATTCGTTAGTCAGATAGAAGAAATGAAGGTGCGTAGACCTGACAAGTACAAGCACCAGATAATGGGAGGCTGGCTACAAAAAGCAGAAGGTGTAGTGTTTACTGATTGGCAAATCGGTAAGTTCAATAAGGATATGCCACTTAGATGCTGGGGCCTAGATGTAGGATTTAGTAGGGATGAGACAGTATTGACGGAAGTGTCAGTAGATAAACAACGGAAAATTATATGGGTTAAGGAGCATTTCTACAAGAAAGGATTAGTCACTTCTAACATACATGATCTTTGCCTACGCCATGCAGGAAAGGAGCTTATTGTAATGGATAATAGTGAGCCGCGTTTATTATCAGAACTCAATACTAGAGGTCTAAATATAACACCATGCGTAAAGAAAAAAGGTAGTATCATTGCAGGTATATCCTTAATGCAGGACTACAATATAAACTTAGAAGGAGAGAATCTAGTCAAAGAATTCAACAACTATGTATGGGATTTAAAAGGCGTAAAACCTAGAGATACTTATAATCACGGTGTAGATTCAATGAGGTATGCTATTGAGTATCTGTTAGTTAGAACAAATCCTAAAGGAATGTATGTTATTCGTTAGGATAATACAAATAAGTTTATTACA